GGGTCAGACGTAACGACAACATCGCGTTCACCAGTTGAACCCTTAACGGTAACAATGTCACCCTTCTTAAGGTTCGAAGCCTGGTCCTTGCGGAATGACTTCTGGGTTCCGTCTTCGTTGAAGTCAGGAGTCCACCACTTGCCGCTCTGTAGTTGGGTAGGAGTGAAGTCGATGTTAACTGAGTCAGCAGTAATCTGGTCAACAAGTTCTGGTGAGATAGCTGAGTGTAGGTCACCATTTGCAGACATCTGCTTGAATTCATCAGCAGAGACCCACTTCGTCTCCGCGATTTCTTTACTGAGCTTGCTCTGAGGTAGGTCACCTTCGATGTCAAACATCTCGTAGTCATAGGCCCAGTCAGGAGATACCTGCTCTTTGTGGCTGTAAGAAGGGGTAACGTCAGCAGGAAGCTTCCATCCCATCTCTTCTTTAAGCTCGCGTGCAGCAGTTGTCTGAGGAGTAGCAGCGTCATTCTTTGAGTCGTGTGCTCCGCCAGGGATAGACCAAACGTTACCGTCAGTTGCAGCCTTAGCATTGCGCTTGACTACTAGGTACTCGTATGAACCGTCTGCATTCTTGCGACGAACTAGTGAGCCAGCTGCTCCGTACTGACCCCAGCGCTTAACGCCGTTCTCGTCAAAGTAGAGAGTGTCACCAGACTTAGTGTTGTCAGGAATGAATGGGAAGTTAGCAGGAACCTTGGTTCCGTTACGAAGGGCGTAGCGGTCATCTGATGATAGCTTCTCGTTAGGGTAGTAGACGCCATCTTCATTCTGAGAGTATGTGTAGCCCGAAAGAACTTCTGGCTTAGCCTCTGGTGCAGGGGTCTCAAGGGGGTCAATCTGGTCTTCAGCAGGAGCGTTCTCTTCCGAGACAGGAGCCTCGGCTGGAGCTGCTTCTTCTAGACCATAGCGAGAAAGGATGTCTTTGCGACGAGCCTTAAGCTTCGTAGCAACTTCTTCAGCCTTGTTTGGGTCAGTGATTGTGTTGTTGACAATCTCATCAATCTGAGCGTCCGAGATTTTAAGTAGCTTCTCAGCTGACTTCTTCTTCTCATCTTCAGTCATCTCGCCGAAGGTGGCTTCGGTGTAGTCGTTAGAGCCATCAACGAATGTGTCTAGCTCTCCAACCTTTTCACCAAACTTGTCACCCTTGTCGCCACCCTGTGCACGGAACAGTAGAGCGCCGCCTGGGTCGATGCGAACAGGCTCGCCGTTCGAGTCGGTAACAATGTTGTCAAAGCCTGTGCCTGCAACGTCCCAGTTAGCTAGCCATGCATCTACAGCAAAGCCATCCTGAACCTTCTTGCGGTACTCAGGGTCCATAACCTTCTTAGCAAAGTCAGCCTTGGAGTTTGGAATGATTGGAGAGAAGGTAACTTCTTCTCCGTTGAAAGTGCCCTTCTGAATATCAGCAGCAGGGATATCTAGAGCCTTGTAGAACTCTGTAGCTAGAACTTCGTTCTCGCCGTGTAGTTTCGATTTAGGGAACTTGAGGTAAATCTGGTCGCCGATAGGGCCTTCAAAGATTCCGCCATCGTTAGAACCTTTAGGGCCTGAAATCTGCTTGTAGTCGTCTAGGTTTACTGGGCCTTCTGGAAGTGTGGCTTCGCGCTTAGTAGGAACGCTCTCGATTACATAATCGGCTTCCTTGATGACAGCATCGTTAGTCCACTTGTTCCAGTCATACTGACCATCTTCGTCGTCCATAGTCCAGCGGTCTGGCTCAACTTTGGTAACAGTAACTTCAAGGTCTTTGACATAGTTGTCACCCTCGTCGTAGACAGGGGATGTAAACGTCATTACAGTGCCAATAGGGGCATTGCGGATGAAGTCATTATTGGCTTCGTCGCCTGGCTCTAGAGTGGTCCAATCAATCTTCTGGTACTCTTCGTAGGCAGCCTTCTGAGCTTCAGACTTCTTCTTGCTCTCAGCAAACCAAAGCATGTCCTTGGCCCAGTCGTGCTCCTTCTTTAGAAGCTGAGCAACTGCCTTGTCCTCGCCAGAGTAGTTGTCCATAGCAACCTTGGTGTCTTCGACAGATTTAGTGAGTACCTCGATACCCTGCTCTGACTTGTGCTTCTGGTGGTAGTCCTCCGAGTAGAGAATCTTGTCGCCAAAACCAAAGAGTTCGTCAGCTGAGACTGATGACTTGCTGTGGATACTGGTGTAGGTTCCGTCTTCGTTCTTGGTGTAGGTGTTCTTAGTGCCTGAAGGGTTACCCTTAGCGTCTACAGCAACTCGGTGAACGGTGTCACCAGTCTTTACCTGGTCAAGCTGGTCCTGGGTAATGTAGTCGAAAGGCTTGACGGTGTCTAGCTTTGTAACTTCGCTAGGTACGGCTTCCTTAGGAAGTTCTGCAATCTTTGCGCCCTTGCCTTCGTCCTTCTTTAGGTCAGAAAGCTTGAACTCGATAACGTTGTCCATCAACTTAGTGATGGCCTGCTTAGCGCCAGCTAGCTTTTCGTTAGCAGGTAGGTCTTGAACAATCTTAGAGAGCTCCATAGCAATGTCATCTTTATTGGCACCCTTTGCTAGGCGTCCGATAAGTTCAGATGTTGCGTTATCTGGGTCACCCTCAAAGTTGGCAGAGAACTTCTGGTCAGGGAACTTGCTGATAAAGTCTGATAGCCATGCGTCAATCTTGGCTGCGTCTCCAGCCTTCCCGCCCGACTTCTTTTCGATAGCTGCAACATAATCTGCGGCAGATGGTCCAGCCTCAGTTGTAGGAGCATTGTTTAGGTTATCTGGGGCGTCGTCAATTGCCTTGTCGAAAGCCTTTTCGTCATCGTTAGCTGAGGTCTGTACGTCAGCCCATGACTGTGAGCGAGAGACAACTTCGGTCTCACCGTCGCCCTTGTAGATAGCAGCATCACGCTTAAGAACATAGACAGGCTCGTCCTTAACGAATTTGCCGTCCTTGCCTGAACCTAGGTCCTTAGCACCGCCAGCAATCTCATTGCCGTCCATAAGAGCAGACTTCTGGTTACTAGCACCTAGGGAGTCATATGCCTCAACGATGTAGCCATCTTCAGACTTGTAAACCTTATCTGGTCCACCGTTCTGCTTCTTGTAGGTAGGGTCTAGTGCCCAGCCAGTTGGAGCGTCCATCTTGGTAGCAAGGAATTCGTCCATGTTGATAGCGTCAACGTTTTGGTCAACGTTCTGCTCTGGTAGACCCTTGACTGCTTCGTCAGGAAGGATGCCCTGAATAGCTTCAGCCTTAGATGCGTCAACGCTGTAGATACCGTTTGGGACGGTTGAGTGGTTCTGGAACTCGACTTCAGCTGATTGACCATCAGGAGAGCTTCCAACAACCTTACCGATAACCGAGGTAATCTTTCCAGCAAGGTCGCGTAGGTAGGTACGAAGACCTCCACCCATCTCAGCGAACTGACCGTGCTTGTCACGACGCTGTAGCTTTGCACGCATCGAACGCTCGGCGCGTGAGTTACCACCTGAGTATGGGTTAAATGCAGCAACCAGGGAGTAAAGCTCTGGGTCAACAGCAATGTCAAAAGGAACTAGCTCTGGGTTAGCAGCTGAGAGACGTGTGAAGTAGTAGACACGTTCTGCGCTGTTGTAGGCAGCACCATAGGCTGAGGCAACAACGGAACGTAGTGATTCGTCAATGCGAGGGTCAGCGGCAATCCAAGCAGCGCGTGCCTGACGAAGGGCAGAAGCAGTAAGAGTATGGGTAGCAGTAGATGAAGGGTGTGCTATTGGGAGTAGGTCTGTGTATTCTGTAGTCGAGCCATAAAGAGAGTCTTCAGCAACAACAGAGATGAAGCGGGCAACATCCTTAACAACAAGAAACTTACGGGTAAGTAGGTCGCGGTCTGCGCTAGCAACTAGGCTGCGTTCTGCTACCTCAAGTGCGAGGTCAGCGGTAATCTGTCGTTCTACAGGAAGGTCAGCGTTAGCTTGTTCAACTAATGAAGTTACTGTGTTTCGAATAGTTTGGTTGCCGAAGTCTGTACCTGGGATTACATCTCCAGATTCCAATGCTTCAATGAGCGAGTTAATAATAGAGCTCACGCCGAGCGGCCTTCCTGCTTATGTTCAGTGTGTCGTCGTTACCTTTAAAGCTTACCTAAAGTTTATCTTATTATTTAGCTTTTGATTCTGATTCTTTAGATTCTTTTGGTTCGACCTGCTTAGATACAGGAACAAGCGGAACTGTTTCACCGTTAGAAGTGATGGTCATTGAGACACCACTACTCATGCGATTAGGTTTCAGTTTCTTCTCTTCAGACATAGTTTAATTATAGCTCTTCATCATCTGTTGGTTCTGACTGAGGAAGGATACTGAAGGGTTTGATAGCACTCGCAGTTACCGCCTTTTTAGGTTTAACAATCTCTAGGTCTTCTAGGTTGTAGACCTCTAGCGAGTCCTCATCGCCATAGGTAAATCGGCTATAGCGGTCTTCTGATTTGTCGTCAGCCATTACGTAACCCTTTCGAATACAGCGAATCCGTTGGCATCCCAGCCTAAGAATCGTAGCCCCGTATTTCGGGGAAGTAGATACTCGTTCTCTTCAGTAAACCAGCTAACGGACGTTAAGTCCATCCCCGAGGTGTTATTCGACATAACGATACGCATCGGAATCTGTTTAACCTGCTTCTCTTTTTTATTCTTTTCAAGTTGCAAGTCAACATAATCTTTACTCATAGTCGTAGACATAAACCCACGGTCAAAGATAACCTGCCCAGACTTCAGGTTGAGGTCCATCCAGCGTTGAAGTTTCATCATTCGATAGACAGTTGCTCCTGGTGGCAAGTGCTTACTGATTCGCATAGCTTCGTCCATATGCTTGACTTGGTCCGAAGTTTCGACAGCTAGGTCACCTGTTCGCAATGCTTTATTGAGTTTCAATGAGCTGTCGATGTATTGGAATACAGACTCTCCAGTTGGTGTCAATGTCTTGAGCATCTCTTCCCGCTGAGGAGTCATGCCCTGGTCGGGATTGAAAGGCTTGTAGTTTGGGTCAGAGGTAAAGATAGGTCTGGTCTTAGCGTCTAGCCCAGCAATCTCTTCTGGAGTTAGGTCAGTCCCAATCTTAGTAAGAGCGTCAGCCTCTGGGCTAGCGGGAACAATGATATCTGCTCCCTTGGCACTTACTGGGTCCTTGTTTAGAATCTTGTGAGTAGGTGGCTCAATCTGTGCGGTTGGGACTGCACGCTGCTCTTTGGTAACAGGTGGCTGATAGGAAACCTTGATACGAATAACCTTGCCTATGCTACCCCACTCAGTAGTAGTTTCTTCTGGCTTACCAATTTCAACAATCTTAAGTTCCGAGTTGCGTGGTAGCAAGAACTCATCTTCAATCTGAAAGAGGTCTGTATGGAACGGGGCAACCTCTAGGGCGGGGCTTCCCGCAGGAGCATCAATCTCGAATAGAAATCCTTGGAAGCCAGCAAATTTTTCAGCAATCTTCTGATTGCTAGAAGTCGACTGTAGCGATGAGTCGTGGATTGTTTCGCCAACCTTCATGGCACGGATAGCTGCCTCGAAGTCAGCATCATCCATAATCTCAACGCCACGGAATAGTTTGGTGTCGTTCTCTAGCGGAGAGGAGTAGATGGCAGTCTCGATGTTCTTAACATCGGCAATAGTTTTCTCATAGTCCTCGTCGCCCCGAACCTTCTTGGCAATCTCGTCCAGAGTAGAGCCTGGGTACTGCATCATCAGGGTTCGGATATCTTCGAATCCATTTTGGGTGGTGTAGTCGAAAAGTGATGAGGATTGGGCGTCAGTCAGCGGAGTGAGAGTATCAACGTTATTAATACGTTCGATGCGCTCCAGAGAACCTGAGATGTTGATAGCGGTCTTCTCGAACTGAGGAGAGTCCTCATCTAGGTTGATAGTGCCCATCTTGATTGGGTAGTCGCCATCTTTGAGTCCAGGCTGACCTTCTACTCGGAAGATTGGTCGTCCAGGGCTACGCGCTCCAGTAGATAGGTCTACTTGCTTTAGTGAGCCAGTAGATTGGCCTGTGTAGGTTCCCTCAATCTTGGAGATGTTACCGTCTTCGGTCTCGATAAAGAATGTAGCCTTATCGCCCTTAACGATTGGCTGCTTATTGCGGTCGTAGACGGTCGTGGGGACTTGTTTAGGCTTGTTTGTAGTAGCAGACGGTCTTGATGGCTTAGGGGCTACAGGAGCCGCCTGTGGCTTCTGAGGCTTAATCATCGCTGGCGATGGGATAGCAGGTTTCTTTGGCTCTGGTGCTTTCTCAAGACGTGGGTCATCCATTGAATGAGCGTTGCTGACCATAAACGGTTTGCCGTGCAGTTCCTGAATGGTCGACACGAACTTGAGCTGGAAGTCTAGTTTTTCTTCTTGGTTTGAGCCAGCTTGGGAGCGGATGTCCTGAAGAACTCTAGGGTCGAATCCGTGAGAGCCGTCAGGCAACTCAACAAACATGCTCTTCATATAGTCGTAGGAAGGCTGACCAAACTGGGTCTTCAACTTCGCGAACTCGCCAGCACCGTAGAGTTCATCAAATTTGTTCGGGATTGCTCCCGCCTCTAGTTTGTTGTCGGCGTAGAAGTCTGCGTAGCTGGTGCCTGGCAAAACTTCTTTCTCGGTTGTGGGGAAGTTGAATTGGGACGCAACGCTGAAGTGGCGGAATGGTGAGCCACCACCGCTTCGGGCAAAGGTCTTAGTGTCATCGATGTAAGGAGTGACGGTCTGAACCTCTAGGTCACCAACGCGAGTAGCGCGTCCAGGGAGCGAGGTAACGTCTGGTCCAACAACAACGCCGAACTCGTCCTCTGCCTTGCTGTAGCCAAGTAGTCCCTTAACTTCGTCTGGCTTTACTAGAACCGTATAGCGACCGTCAAACTTACTAAGCTGCTCGGTAGTGGAGTTGTAGTCCCATGCCATCTTCTTGTCGAAGGACATATAGCCAGCAGCCGAAAGCCCCTCAGAGTTTTTGTGGTTGATAGCGTTGCGGTACATCTCAATAGTGCCGCCTGGCTCAAGTCCGAGAACCTTCTCGGCATAGAGACTGTTCGAAGCCTTCATTACTGGGTCAAGCTCGTTTACATTGTCAGCCCATTGAGTATTGGTATCAGCAGCACGTGCCTGTAGATAGTTCCAGTAGTCGTCTTTCGATGCGAACTGGCTGGCTAGGTCTGGGTGCTGCTTCTTGAAGTCTTCAAACAAAGAGGTGTATTGCTCTTTAGCTGCGCGTTCGGCATCCTTACCGTCACGCATGATTGGGAAGCGTCCCTCGTCTTTTGCCTGCTTAGCAGCAGTGCTTCGAATGTTCGCAAGAGCATCTGCTCCAGTAACGGACTTCTTCAATTCTTTAGTAGATGGAGCTTCGGGTCCTGAAGCCTCGAACGCCATATCCTCTAGACGTTGAGCGTCTGCCATCTCCTCTGAGGAAAGCTTTGGAAGCTGGGCATCAATGCCAGCCTTACCTAAAGCAGAGTCATCAAGGCTAGCGATAAGCTGAGTACCATTTTTAGAGACAATGTTGTAGTGCCCGTCCTTGAGAACTGGGTGACCTTGAACATATACACGAGCGTGAAGCCCGTCCTCGGTAGTTCCGTCATAGCGACCGATTGCGCTGGTAGATGTACCATCTGGCATAAGAACACCAAACTTGATGTTTCTGCCCATCTCGGCAAACTGACCTAAGCGGTCACGCCACTGACGTCTCCAGAATCCTTTGTTGGCACCTTCTCCACCAGGGATGTCAGGTCCAGCATCAGCCCTAAGGGGCTTCAGGATTTGGAATCGTTTGATGTTCACGGCAAAGCCTCCTTGGAGGTTAGCCGTTAAATTCAGCTAGGTCGTCAAACTGGTCTCCTACAACAGGTTCCTCGACTGGCTCTTCTACCATCATCGGTTCCTGGTGGTGAGACTGTCCAAGCATCGGGATATCACGAACGCTGATACCTAGAGATGCTGCAAGCTGCCACTGCCACTTCTTGTGCTCGTCAATGCGACCCGCAAGGAAGTCCATGATACCCTGCTCGTCGCAAGCCTCTGCTGCGTGGAAAGCACCATTGAGGCAGTCAATAAGAGCGCCGTTGTGTTGGATAAGCTGAGTAACCATTGACTCTGGGTCGTTGCTACGGATACGGATTGCCTGGATGCTGGTAAGACCTAGGAAGTCCTGAAGCAGGTAAGGGCTATCGTAACCAAGCTTAAGAATGTTCTCTGCCATCGGGTCAATGCTTGAGTCAAAGTCCTCGTAGATGTCCGAGAAGAAAGCGTGGTATTCCTTGAAGTCAGGACCCTTGACGTTCCAGTGGAAACCCTGAACAACGGACGTCACTACCTTGAGGTCAGCAAGGACCTCGGCTAGTACGCCAGCAAGAGCCTCTGGGCTGTGGTTAGTTTCGTAGTTCATGTTTATTCCTAAGCGTTAGGTTCTGCTAGTGGGACTGGAGGTTCGTTGCTCGGAGCTGGTTCGGCTGGAGCTGGAGCGGCAGGAGCCTCTCCTCCGCCAAGTGCTTCAGCAACGTTAGGCGGAAGCGGGGCAACTGAGTTAGCCTGCTGTGCAGCACGGGTTGCGTTCATGATGTCAGGAGCGATAGCCGTAAGCATAGACTCGGTCAGCTCTGGCGTAATCATGCCCTTCTGTAGCATCATGCGTAGACCGATTTCAGTCTGGCTAGGTGCATCAGAATCTGCGAAGCCGTGTGCTCGACGCCATGTGTCGAAGCTGACAGCCATCTTGTCGAAACCTGCGTCTGCATCCGCTGCACGGTCGTTGCGAGTAGCAACTAGTGAAGGGTCGTACCAAATAACGAGGCGGTCAACCATTTCAGGGTCGAAGCCATTGGCCTTGAGGTACGGACGTAGGTAAACAACAGTCAGAGCGTCAGCGATGGTCAACATCAGAGGTTCGATGTGTGCCTTGTAGAGGCTCTCGTCAATCTGAAGGGCGTTTGAGTACTTGACGTTGGCGAGACCTGTAACGATATCCTTAGGGACGTCGAGACCTTGCATGATGCGCTCAAGCACGCGGTCTGCACGCTGAGCAAGTGCTGGGTCAAATGAACGCTCGAACTTGAACTGCTTGATAGCGTCACCAAGTTCTGCTGGACCACGGATGATTAGAGGTACAACGGCTGAGGCGGAGTCTTCATCTTTAATAGGAGTAGTCATGGCGTCCATGAGCTGCTCTTCAAAGTCGTCCTGCATTTCTTCAGGAGTTGGCTCTGCGTAGATGCCATCTGCATCTTCGTAAGGGTAGTTAGGGTCTGGGCTTGCAGCAACAGAGAGGCCATCTGGCAAGTAAAGAGCACCAGCGTTGAGGCGGCTTCGGGCTGTTGCACGGAAGGTGCGGTTTAGAAGAAGTAGCTCGGCACAGAGGTCAAGTAGACCGCGTAGTGAGGAGTCGGCTTCCTGAGTGTAGCGAGGGTGCGTCTTCCAGATACGACCAACGAAAGCGTTGGCAGGAAGCTTGATAGCAGACTTATTCGCGCCGCCAGGAGTTGAGCCACCAACGTCGCGAAGTGAGTTGACAATGTAGTTTCCACGAGCGTCAATCTGAAGTTCGTCTGTAGAGCGGATGTCCCAGCTCTCAGGGATTCCGTGTCCAACACGTTCTGGAATCTGAACTAGGTAGCACTCGCCAGTAACCTGAAGGTTGAGGGCAAGGTCCTTGAGCATTCCAGCCTGTCCACCGTAAGCGGAGTCTAGACGTGCGATTGCGCGTAGGGCTGCGTGTGAGAGGTCCTCTGGAACAACGTCGGTGCGGCTTAGCGCAGTCGGTGCGTGTGATGGGTCCTCAACGATTGCTGGGTAAAGACGGATGCGTGAGACAACCGAGGCGACTAGATTAAATGCATATTTAATCTCGCCGATGGCGTCATAGTACTCCCACGCTTCCTGCTGCCAAGAGAAAGCAGCAGACTGGCGACGATTCTTGAAACGTTCAGCTTCAGTCTTGTCATTCAGTGGAATCTGAGCAGCAGCAGCTGTCAGTGGACGTAGGGTGTTGTAGGCACCAGCCTCTTGGTAAATGAGACCGAAGGAGTCAACACGGATTGGGGGTTGACTTGGACGCGCGGCAGTGGAACCACTGGCGGCTGTTGCGCGAAACGGACTTGCGGCGTTCTGAGAACGTCGTGGTGTTTCGTTGGACTTACGTCTGAATACGCCCAAGGGAACTCCTAAATCTAAAGGGTTTGTTCTAGTTGTCTAGCTTGTTGCTGATTAAACCAGCCACTGCGGACAGGGCAAGAATCAAACACGGTACTAATGTAGCCGTAGGTACTATTGTATAGCAAACAGTGACGAGTGATGCGAACCAAATGGACATACACCAGTTACAAGTAAAGAAGTAGCCAATCATGGTGCTTGGGTCTTTACGCTTCCAAATCCAGTTACGGAGTGGCTCAAAGAAAACGTCGGTGGTGAAAAGTCGACTCAGGCGGAAAACTGCGAGCGCGAGAATGATTGCTTCGTATGGGTCTGGTAGATGTAGCATTTTTAGTCCTTAATAGAGTGGAGCGTCTTGTATGGATTCCAGCCACGTAAACGTGAGCCACAACCGCAGTTGGTGTCTTTCTTGAATGCGAGAACCTTGCCTCCTGTTGTCACAACAATAGAGTCAACCTCTTGGTTGGCACCCTTGTGGAAGTTCTCAGGTGTGTATGTCTCGCGGAATACAATCATTGCACCCTGGGGCGAGTCCTGCACAACAATAACGTGGCTCTCGGTCAACACAACGCGTGTGGTCTGGAGGTAGTAAGCGCCCTCGGTGGTCGGCTTAGAGCTAAGGGTGAGCGGGTCTTCGAGAAGGTCATGAGACGCAGCGGCGAGGTGTGCTGGGAATACGTCGTACTTGATGTGCATTAGTTTGTTATCTTTCTTTGCTTACGCGGCGTGAGATTGCCCTATGAGTAACATTAGCAGCTCGGGCGATGTCTGCAATAGAGACGTCGGCGTCATGAAGTTGAAGAACTAGAGACTGAAATGACTCATTGGCTTGAGTTGCTGGGTGGGAGGAAGCCATGCCGCTTCTATACGTCTTGGCTATCGGAGCCAGTTCCCTGAGGATATATGCCTCGGCGTCAGTAACTCCTGGGGACTTGGGAGTCAGACGTTGGTAACCACCTTCAGGGGTGCGGAGTCGGGGAAAGTCTATAGGGACGTCGACGTTGTGAGGTGAGACTTGGTCGAGGCGGTCAATCCACGCCTTAACTGTTGAACGTCCTTTGGGAGGGTCGAGGGCCTCGCCGATAGCGTTGAGAGTCCAGCCAACTTGATATAGCTGCTTGGCTCGAATATGTAGACGTTCGCCAGAAAGTGAGCGGAGGAAGAGGGACTCTGTTTTGGAGAGGTATTGACCTCTTGCGGAACGTCTAGACATATGTTTATTGTATCACGTTTCGGGCTAAGTTTATGTACTTTATTTAAAAATGATACATTAAGGATTTTTGGATTTGTTCGGTGAGTTGGCTATCTCTTATCTGGCGACCTTCGTGATTTGTTTCCTAAAAAACGGGGGGTCTGTCAAAAAAAGTTTTCGTGAAAAGTTTGTAAAAAAATAAAAATATTTTTTATTTATGTGCTTGTGTCTAGTCATCTATCAAGTCATCTATGTCTATGAGTGAGTGAGAGGTTATAGAGGTGTCTATGTGTCTAGTTATTGCTCTGAGATAGGTCTATGAGTGTCTATGAGTGTCTATGTGTCATCTAGGGGGGTCTATGTGTGTCTAAAGGTCATAGAGAGGTAAGACAGACATAGAGAGGTCTAGTCAGACAGTCAGGGGTAATCTAAGAGGGTCAGGGGGGTGTCCAGCCAGCCAGAGAGGGGGTAGGGGTGTCTAGAGGCTCTAGAGGCTCTAAAGGGCTATTCCAAGCCCAGAAATCGCCTAGGGAAGTGCCTAGGGGTCTAAAGGGGTATGCCTATCGCTCTCCAGCCAAGAAATACCGCCTAGACATCATCTAGACATCATTAGGGGGGTCTATCAAGCCAGCCAGCCAGCCAAACGGGTTAGCACTCACCAATAGAGAGTGCCAGCCAACTACTCATCAAACTAGCCACCGCAGACAGGTTGCGACACGCCCAAAAAAGATTTTTAGAAATGAACTTGACAAGTCATTACCGCATACAGTAACCTTGACTTATACGCCAGAGAAAGGGTAAACCAAATGAAGATTGTAATGATTAGCAAGTCAGAGGGCAACCGTGGACAGTCAGGTAAGAAGAAGGTCTACGAAATCTCAATCACCAATAACACCGTGACGGTTTCGTGGGGTATGGCAGAAAAGCCAGCACGCCAGACCAGCACCAAGTCATTCGCTAACGGTTTCCAAGCCAGCCTGTTCGCAACCGACAAGCAGTATGAGAAACTAGCCAAGGGCTACGAAATCGCATACACCGCATAGCCCCAAACAAAAGCAAGCCCCCTCACACCAGAGGGGGTTTCTTTTTGTCTAGTCCCCCTAGACAAAAAACATTGCGACACGCCAAAAAGATTTTGCCAAATGAACTTGACAGGGTAGCCGTATAGGGTATAAACTTTTTACATACGCCAGAGAAAGGGCAACGAAATGACAAACACCACCACCACCGAAATCGAGTTCCACGAAGTAATGGGACACCGCAAAAGTATCAAGCCAGCCAGCCACGAACTTGTAGAAGCCGTGACGTGGACAGAAGCAGACGCAATCGCTACCGCATTGGAAATGTTTGCTAGCGACCTAGCGAGCGACCCAGCAAGTCAGGCATACGCCACCTACCTACGCAACATCTCCCAGAAGTTCGAGGGAGTTCTAAACGAGATAACTCTCCAGCGAGGTATCTACTAAACCCCAAGCAACGAGCAAACCCCCAAGGCAGAAGCCAAGGGGGTTTTGTTTTGCCCGTGATAATTCAGAAGTTCAGAAGCAATCAAGTTTTCACGAAGCCCAGAAGTTATTCCAATTCTTCCGTGTAGATTACCGCACGCGAAAAGTTCCGCCACCGCCGTTTCGGAATGGTGTCATCTTCCGACCAGCCATTGACTTAGCAGTAATCTTCCCGCCACTAAAGCCCGCAGGCGGTTTGATAAGTAGAGCCGTGAGAGCGTGAACCAAAGCATCAACGCGGTCAGGAGATTTACCCTCACCAGGTATCCAAGAATACATCTGACTCTCAAGGTCAGACAGGTATCCAACGTGGTGAACGCGACCCTGTTCATACGCCAAAGTAATTGGCTCAGCACGCAACGCCTTACCGTATTTCGAGTGAACCTCAAGCACCTTGACATTCGGGTCAATAGTGTGAATAGCGTTCTTCACCAACGCCCCACCTTGATTTACCTCAGCAACCACAGGGCAACCCCACTTGCGAGCCATCTCAACAACCTTTTGCGCCCAGACAGACGGCGAACCCAGCACCGAAGCGTCCTCGACTACCCAAGCCTCACGCTTATACAAATCTCTATCAGCCGTGCTTGATACCACGACGATACCGCACTCATCTCTAGGGTTTTCAGCAACCGACGGGTCTACCCCAATCACACGAAGCGGTGTGCTAGGCGGGTAAATGTTATGGCGGTTACGCTCAATCATCTCTTCAGTCCAGAGCGCACCCTCAACATTGTCCAACATCTCACCGTAAAGTTCTTGCTTAGCCAACGAAGTCCCAGCATAGACACCGAGCATAGTATCCAGATACGCACCCGACAGGTTACCCGCATTGTCCAGCGTCGAACCACGAGTAATCTTTACAATTCCACTCTTGTCCGCCTCTTCCAATAACTTATAGAGCAACGGCACACGCTTAGGCGTAGTAGTAACTACCATCTGAGGGTTAGCACCCAAACGAGTTCCCACACGAAGGTTGTCAAACGCAGTCATACCCGCAGCGTCAGGAGTCTGTCGCCACGCAGCAATCTCATCTCCCCAAGCGTGAGTGAACTGAGGTCCACGAAGTGAGTCAGGCTCATCAGCCGTAAACAGAGTTGCCGTATTACCATTAGGCCAAGTCAATCGTCGCTTAGACGGCTCATACAAAGGTTTCTCAGACGGCGGCGACACATTCATAATGCCAGACTCACCCTCGACAATAACATCTCGCACATCGGCGGCTGTTCGAGCAACGAGCGCGAAGCGTCGCTGTCCCGTAGTTGTGTATTTCGCCTGTTCACGAACCCACTCAGAAGCCAAGCGGGTCTTACCGAACCCACGACCCGCAAGCACCAGCCACACATTCCAGTCAATTCCCTCGGGGCAGAACTGTTCAGGTCTACCCCATACCGACCAGTCCCATAGGAGAGCGTCCGCGTCCATTCCCGCGAGCGCAAGCGCACGCTCATCATCAGGCAGTTGCGCGAGTTGTTCCATTATGCTTTGTCCCATCTTCCTATTGTATCAACCCGCACGACCCATCTACACGGAAAGAATGGAACAACTTACGAACTACCAGCTCAGCTCGAAGCCAGCTCAGCTCATCAACTTTTCACGAAGAAAGAAGCAACACGCCCGAGAAGCAGAGAACTTGACAAATGGCGAAAGATAGTTTATGCTTATTACATAAGCAGAAACGCTTACGACAAAGAAAAGAGAAAGCAATGACCGCAGTAGCAATTATCCGAGAACTAAGTGGCGAAGACGCTTGCCACGCAGTTGGCTGTTCAGACCTAGCCAAGGCACGCAAGATGAGCGATGTCTACTACGAAGAGCCGAACCTCATCACCGCAGAGCAGAACTACAACGACGACCTGTCAGAAGAGAATGGCTATGACGAACCGTGGGTGTGGGCACGCGATGTCAAGGTTTATCCTTGCGCTAAGAAGTAAAGAAGCCGAGAAGCCCCCAGCAGAAATGTTGGGGGTTTTCTTTTTAGACACGCCGTGTCCATACAAACTTGACACGCACTAAGAGAAGTTGTATACTATAAACAAGACGAAAGTCCAATAGAGAAAAGGAAACCACCGAATGATAAACATCGAACTAACTCAGACAGAAGCAGAGAATGTAATCTCATTCCTCAAGTCAATGTCAGACCGCCTTACCACGCTCCACAAAGAAGCCCACTCAGGCGTAGCCCAGTTGGTATACCTAAGCGGTATCCAAGAAGTAGACCGACTTGTAGTGAACATCGCCGAGCAGGTAGAAGCCCAGACCGAAGTAGAAGCCGAACCGCAGTATCAGATTCTCACCGAGGCGTAAGCCCCAAACAAAGAAGCCCCCCAGCCAAACGGCTAGGGGGTTTTCTTTTGTCCGAGTTAGCGAACCCGATTCTTTTCCAAGACGGCTTGATAAACACGGCTCGAACCGTTAGCAGGCATCTTGTATCCGTAGCGAGCCAAGCGGAAGCGAAGCGCACCGTGAGTTACGCCCAAGCGTTTTGCCAAGCGGTAAAGAGTTACGCCCTCAACGGTGTGAGAGTAGTTCAGCAACGCTGTGTATTCCTCAGCCTCAACGCGATACGCCTTAGAGAATGAGCGAACCGATTGCGCCATAGGCTGTAGTTCCAGCAGGCGAGCGAGAGTCTCAGGGGACGGCTCGATAAATACGCGAGTCGAAGTTGTCCGACGTTCCTTTTCGGGAAGCGACGGGACAACCAAGTCATACTTTTTGACAACTGAGTCCGCGAGCGCCTTTTCGGTTTTGACAACCATCTGTCGAACCATCTCGCGAGAAACTCCGAACAGGTCAGCAACAGACTGTAGAGTCCAGCCTTCATTCCGCAGGGCAGTTGCGTAACCACATTTCAGTTCAGCGAAGTCCTTGCGGTCAAGCGAAGTCCAGAGTTCAGCAACCCGTGCCTTGACATCTGACGGAAGCGTGTGATTTGTTTTTTGATACTGAGTAGTCATCTGACTAGTTTTCCTTTGTTCGTGAAAAGTTCTTCCGAACCTTCCGTGTGTGTTGTTGTTAGAAGAAAAAAGCGGGGACTCCATCTCGAAGCCCCCGCCTTTTCATTTGTTTGTTTATTTAGTTTTTGTAATCGGTGAAGAATTCACGGCTCGACATTTTCTTGCCGTGTTCTTCCTCCCACTCCAAGCGTTCAGCCTCAAGCATTACACCCCATACCTCCGAGAGAAGGTGAGCGAAGTCTTTGCCACGAGTCTGATAAACACGATTCTTGAAATTGTTGTAGTCAATGTTCATTGCTTTGTCCGCAACATACGACGACCAGTGAGTTTCGTCAATGATGATTCGATACGGGTAATCAGTCTTTGTCAGAGAAATAATCTCCGCACCTGTCTGAGTCACGAGTTCCTCCAGCGATTGCTTGTCCCTTGCTCGAACCGTAATCTCTGGTTTGTTCTGGTCATAGCGAATTGCGCTAACGAACCCATTGTCTGTAAATAGCCACATAAGTTTTGTTCCTTTCGTCTTGTGTCTTTCTAAGCATTACTTTACCATCTAAGACCTGGTTTGTCAAATCCAAAATCTTATCTGTTGTAAAGTTCTTACGCTAGTCTATACCACCGACATCTAATTGTCAAGCCTTGTTAGACAATACCGCGAGCGCAGTCGCGACGACTCCGAGTCCCAGCGAGTAGTCAGGCGCAACAATCAGAGTTACTACCGAGGCAATAACCGCAGCGACTGAGAACACAGCCAACCACGAAATCTCTCGAACAATCAACCAGAAGCGTTCCATTATTTACCATCTTTCTTGTCAGCGGGGCGGACTACCCCAAGCAGCGGACGCATCTCCGCGTCGCCTTCGATGTCCAACTTGTTCCATTTCTTCCGTGTAACGTTCAGCCAGATAAGACCAGCCGTCATCACAATAAGAATAATAAAAGCAATCACAGTTTCCATTAGAAAAACTCCTCATCATCATCGGAAGACCAGACCTCGATGTCCGAAGAACGAAATCCCCAGAACACCCACACGAGTAAACTACCCACCGCGAGCGCACCAACCGCACTAACTCCTACGAGCCAAGCGATTACAATCCAAGTTGCTTCCATAGCATCACCTTAGCACATAAAAGAAAAACCCCCACCACAAATCGTGATGAGGGTTTCCTTTCTTACTACCGCTTTGGCTTGATGTAAGTCGCACGGCGCTTGCGTTTCGGCAAGACATAATGTTCATAGAGAACGAACTCCCGTATCGCATAGACCAATCCAAGTAGCCCAACCGCGATACCAATGAACGCAAGACTGATGATGACATTCTTCATTAGAACAACACCTCCTCTAAAAACATTTCGGTAAGAAGATTATCCAACTTCGCGAGGTTGCTCTCCGCACGCTCGAACGAACCAGCGAGATACATTCCCGCATACTTCCCGACCGAGTAGTCTTTGTCAATCGTTACGAACGCCTCTGCGAGGTTAGCCTCCGCGAGCGCACCGCCAGCAAGTTTGGTCAATCGCTCTTTGGCAAAAGTTTTGTAAAGTTCCATTTGTGTTTCTTTTCCTTTCCTCTTGATAAAAGAATAACACCCTACCTAACATTTGTCAAGTAGGGTGTTACGGCGTGTCGTTTAGTTCCTATCTGAAAGCAACGAGGCTAACGCACCAACCATCAGGATAGTTCCTAACCCTCCGCCAATTAGAAACGAAACTTCGGGGTGGTCATTCATTGGGTTGTTCGCGAAGAAGAAACCGCAAGCGTAAGAGTAGACCGAAAGCAAGAGTAGAAGATACTTCATTAGTTCCCCTCTCGCATTGCCCACGCCCAAATCTGAGGGGCGAAGATGAACGCAACTCCGAGGGTTGCTCCCATAACCAGACCATTAGCCCAGACTTCGGTAGGTGTTGCCGTAGGCTCTGCTCCTAGTCCAACCAAGGTTGCGTAACCTACGAAATAGATACCAGCAACAATCGGGGTTGCTACTGCTCCTAGAACTGCTCTGCGAATGTAAAACTTCATTTGTGTTTGTCCTTTCTCGACATACCTAACTCTAACACATACCTCCGACAAACGCAAGTATCTCTTTCCAACCTCTCCTCCGTGAAAAGTTTGCGAGTCCCGCGAGCGCCTCGACGAGTCCCGCCTCCGTATCTACACGGAACTTTCGGAACAACCTTCCCGCAGCTGAAACTTTCTACGAACGGCAAAAAGAAAACCCCCACCTTTCGGTGAGGGCTTCCACTTTATTTAGTTAGAGAACTTCGACTACGCACTCAACGAGTTTGTTCTCTTTCGTTGGGCAGTAGTCCACCTGATAAGACGAAGCCTGGTTGTAGACACCACGCTCAAAGTTATCCTGACTGTAATACTTTTTGTAGGTGAACACCGTGTGCTTCCACACATTGTCGTGGCGTGAGTTATTCACTCCATCTCCGCACTCCGAACACTTACCGAACCACAGCGAGTTGTCTTGGCGATAACCATCGCGAGGGTCTAGAACCGTGAAGCCATTTGCGTCTACCTGAAAATCTTGTTCTGTCATCTTTGTCCTTTCTCGACATAAATAAGAATACACCCCACCACCGACATTTGTCAATGATGAGGCGTATCTTTTTTGTTACTTAGTTCCTTCGATGGTTGTGCGAACTTGTAGTCCAGCCCGCAAGAAACCTTCGCCTATTGCCCAAGCGTGTATCTTGTTCTCGGCAATACTTTGTTCTGTTGCCTTCACCAAGAATGTATTTCCGTATCCTTGGATTTCGTAAAGGTTTAGGGTCATTAGTTCACCGAACCCTGAACCGAGAATTGGAAAGTCGCCTTTGGGTCTGTGCCTTCCGCAATTGACTTGCGAGTATTACTGATGATTTCTTCTGCCTTCTCCCAAGTGTGAACTTCGTAGATAGGCGATAGAACCTGTCCATTGCTGTAAAAGATGTTTACTACCAAAGTGTTGATGTTCATTGTGTCTTTGTCCTTTCTCGACATAATTATTATAACAACTAATCGCTTAGATGTCAAGTTGATTTGCTAAATCTTTTTAGGCGATTTCGTAGCCAGCCTGAGCGAGTGCTTCTGCGTGGTCGAATACTCCACCCAGACATACAACTCCCGTAAAGTCAATCGAATCGCTCGAAGCATCTTCTGAGTCGAACACCATTGTTTCGTGAGTGAACTCATTGTTCACGGCAGACACCCAAAGAAACTTGTTGTCATCTGTCTTGTAAAAAGTTGCCACCTGTTCTGAGGTGTTCTTTGTGTCTGCTACCTTGTAAACCTTTGTCATCATTTGTCCTTTCTCGACTTGATACTTCTACTATACAACGACGAGGAAGAAAAGTCAAGTCATCTAATGACGGCGCATCTTCGTGAAAAGTTCTCCGCCGCGAGCGCTTCCCGTGCGTCGTGAGTTGTTCCATTGTTTCCGTGTAGCTGAGGCGGCGAAAAACCCCCGCCAGATTTCTCCGACGGGGGTCTTGTCCGCTGCGACTAGTTAGTCAAGATGCGAGTGTAGGTGATGAGAGTGTTTCCACTTCCCTTTGCCCACTCAGAGATGTCAGCCACCTCTGTCCGCATACCGACATGTCCGCCAGCGTGAAGCATTTTTCCATCACCCAGATAGATACCCGAGTGTTGCGCTCCGCTCCAACCTGTCCACCCGAAAGCAACAATGTCGCCGACCTTCGGTGTTTTGACCATCTTCCCAGAATGTTTCTGATGAGATGCTCCGTGGTAAAGGTCAATGCCAACCTGAGCGTAAGCCCAAGTTACCATACCAGAGCAGTCCCACCCAGAGGGTGATGCTCCGAAAGGCACATACGGCGTTTTGCCGACGCGACTTTTTAGTTTGCTAATTATCTTTGTGATTTTATTCTGGTTGATAATTAGTTTTTGTTTTTGTTTCAGTTCTGCTGCGGCGGCTTTCTCAAGCGCGAGCGCAGTTTGCTGAACCACTCCCAGTTCCTGAGTCGTATTGCCGAGTAGCAATAGACCTGAGTTCTGGTTAGTAACAACAACTTTTGCTGTTACGGCATTTCCTGTTTCGCTTTTTGCGTTTGCGCTCATAGAGCCACAGCCAGCGAGAACAATAAGCAACGAGGTACTTAGTGTCAGGAACCTTTTCATAGCGACCTACCTTTCCTGGTGAGAGTTAGTACTCAGTCGTGTTTGTTGGGGTTCTCCCTAGTTCGTATTCAGTTGTACTCATTTGCCAGACGAGTTGTTCCAGTTTACAGTAAAACCTTCCATAAAAGCGAACCCGAGCTACACGGAAAGAATGGAATAACTTTTCACGGGCCCCGATGCCCCTTCCCGCAACGGAGAAAACCCCCCGAACATTTGTTCGAGGGGCTTCTAACTGCTTTGGTTTTACCTAGATGAGAGCCTTCAGAGCCTCAATCTGAGCATCGGTAAGTCCGAGGGTTTCGCCTTCGTCAGTTGCTCCGCCCGTGAAAACTACATCACCGACGATAATGTCCGTAGCCCCGTAGACGCTCTCCCACATTTCAGTAGCAAAGTTATTGACGGCAAGTCCGTTCATTTTTCCTTCTTCGTTACACCAAAGGGTGAGGTTTGGTTTTAGGTCTACTGCCTGAACCCAACCGCCTACCTTCGACTGAAGAACCTTCAGCGAGATTTCTTCGATTACTTCTACCGCACCTGCGGTGGTGATTACTAGTGCTTTAGTCATTTGGTTTCTCCTTATCTTTGACTACTATTACTTTACCATCTGCCTCTGACATTTGTCAAGTCCGACACACCGCAAAGTAAAAGCCCCCTCACTCTGGGGGAGAGTGAGAGGGCTTGGTGGGAGGGGGGAGAAAGACCCCCTCCCGAACCTGCTAGAGGTTCTGGAGGAAAGAATAGGCGGTGCTGGTCAGCGTTGCCTCGTAAGCCTCGGGGAACTTCTCTGCCAAAACCTTGGCATCTGTTCCCTTACGAACTCGCTGGGCTACCTTTACGGCGACCTTACCATTCACCATACCTGCCTCAGCGTTGCCGAGAACTTCACGGAGGATAGCCTCTGCCTCGTCTTTCTGAGCCTCAAGAGCCTTGATAGTTGCCTTTGCCATTGAGAAGTCTGCGAGAGCCTTCTGAGCCTTGGCATTAAGTTCTACTGCGGTGGTGCTGGTGGTTACAATCTGGGTGTTTACAATGCTGTTCATTGGTTATTTCCTTTTCTGTTTAGGTAAGCATTTCTGCTTATGTATTTACCTTACTACACTCCTCCGACATTTGTCAAATCCATTTATCTTCGGCGTGTCGCTTGGTGTGGCTCTCCCCCCTAATGGGGGAAAGAGGGGAGAGAGCCGTATCAACTTCTAACTTAGGAGGTCTTTTGTTGATAGTTATACTTTACTACATACCTCTGACATTTGTCAAATCGAGATGACGCATCAAGTTTTCACGGCGACGCATCAACCTTCGGCTACGCCAGGCTTCCGTAACTTGTTCCGAACTTTCCGTGTGAGCTGAGTCCCGCCGCGAGCGCAAAAAAGAAACCCCCCGCATCGCGGAGGGCTTCCTTCTTCCTTTACTTTTCTTCGACGATGCGTTTCGCCATCTCCAATGAGGCGAGGCGCATCTCGTCTGTCATCATTGCCCAGAGTAGTCCAACGGCTCTTGCGAAGCGCAACCCAGAGGTTTCGTCGTCTGGCTTGGTGAAGTATTCTACTAACTCGTCGGAGCGTGTAATTGGCAGACGCTCCTCTGCCTTTTTGATGTGTGTAATTGTCATACTTATAACTTACAACTACCCCCTGACATTATGAGAAAACCCCCCGCATCGCGGAGGGCTTCTTCATTTTCAGTTTTAGTCTGAGGTGAGGGGTTTACTGTTTAGAATGTCAAGGGCTTTGTGATAACTTCCCTGACCTTCATCTGATACCCACTCCCTGAGTTCAGTATCCCAAACCTGTTCGTCTTTTCCAAACCTTGCTATGAAAGACTCGTCATCTATAAACGCCGTGCCTTCATCTACATCGACTCCGATTACAAAATAAACCTGCTTGCTCATTACGCCTCCCCCTCACAATCGTGTCCGTAGAACCATTCTTGGTTATCGGTGTCATCGAACAAGTCAAAGACTCGTCCGCACTCTGGGCATTTCGCTTTTGTCTGTATAAACATTCGGTGTCCTTTCTCGACATTTCTATTATAACACAACCTCAGACAAAAAGCAAACCCCCTGCCTAAGCAAGGGGTCTGCGTGTCGCGAGTCAGTCCACAACCTCAACGCCATCTGAGTCAAGGATAAAGATTTCTCTTTCCAACTCAATCTGTCCGCCAGACTCTAAGGTCTGGTGAATAAAGTCTGAGGTGTTCGACCGCACATACTCGATGAACTCCTCAGGCGTGAACTCGATAGGGTCATCTACCAATCCGCCCTGACTACGAATTTCTAGGAACTGCTCTGCTGTCTGGCGAGTTGTCCACGCAACATTTATCTGTCCTGTGATTATTTCGCCGAACTGCTCAACTACCGCGTCTATTGATTTAGACATTTGCTACCTCTTTCTTTTCTTTGATTTCACCTGTGGAGATGTCAATGATGATGTCATCTTCGTCCATACCCTCAGGAACTTCTACTTCGATGTAAATAACCTC